ATCCCGCTGTGCAGAGCGCACCACGATGAATTACACGCTGACGCCGTGGCATTTGAAGCGAAATACGGCACGCAGCCGGAGCTGCTGCTGAAAACATTAGACCGGGCGCTGGCTATCGGCGCACTGGCGTAGACGGAGTGGAGAACGCTATGAATCTGGACGGAGTTTTAAAGTTTTTTGCACCGAAAGGGATGCACATCTCTGATAGCGTGCGCGCAACCGCGGGCGATCAGTTAACGGTAACCGACATCATGGCGGCGCTGGGCATGACCCAAGCCGACGCAGGGATCGGTCTTGCCATGTATCTGGGGAAGGCAGGTATCAGCCCGCAAGATAAAGAAGCCGCCATCTCCTGGCTGACGGAATACGCCAAGCAGCGAGCACCAATGGCCGTACGTAAAGCAGCTGGTAAAAAGTTTCCTCTCTGCATGCGGATCCTCGCCAGATTCGCTTTTAAGGATTACGCCTCATCAGCTGCTGACAGTACCGATTGTCCGAAGTGCAAAGGTAAGGGCCTTGTTACGAAGTCAACCATGGTTACCAAAAGCCACTACACAATGCGCCTACCTCAATTTGCCAAGGATCTGGGGCAGTCTCCATCTGATTTTGAAGTCTTCCGTGAGGTAGAGGATGTTGACCACCAGCTGTGTGGCAAGTGCAACGGAACCGGCCAACTCAGTAAGCGCTGCCAATGTGGCGGATCTGGTCAAACCCTCGACCGAAAGCAAACTGAGTTGCAGGGCGCGCCGGTTTATAGGGAGTGCAAACGCTGTGAGGGGCGAGGATACAGCAGGCCGAAATCATCGGTGGCGTATCGCGGCATTCTGGCCGAAATGGACAGCCTTCCGGATCGCACCTGGCGCTACAGCTGGAAGCCGTTCTATGAAAGCCTTGTAACGAAATGCTTTCAGGAGGAAAGCAACGCAGACGCGGAACTCAAAAAAGTAACGGGAATGCAAAGTTTGCTCTAAATCTTAAATTTTGCCCTCACGTTGCTTGCAATGTTGCCGTTTTTGTGTAAATTTGACGTTAACGATGGGCATTGTATGTTCAAGGTTAAAGTTTAATTTGAAACCTCGCTTCGGCGGGGTTTTTGTTTTATTGCTGATCTTCCTGAATTCAACTCAATAAAGCCTCTCCATGTATTTTGATAGGAAAAAACGATGGAAAGGTTATTGTCTTCAACTTTGTGCGTAAGTCTAATAACTGACAGAGTTATGAACAGCTTGTTCACAAACTTTGTTGATAACTTGGGTTGTCAATAATTTTTTATGTTGATAACTTTTTTGTCTGTGTATAAGTCTGTGGATTTATTAAAATTTTATGCACAAGTAGATTCATGTCGGTGCTGTACAATCCTGTGAAAGCTTCAATACTCAATACAAGAAGATAAAAATCGAACTTACGAAGCTTTTGATTACCTTCAAGTTATCGCATTTTCTTCAGGATAATTATGCCAGCGCAGCCACAGACCAAAGAGCAAGAATTGCTTGATACCATACTGGATTACTTCCAGAAGGGTGAAACCCCAGACGAAGAGTCGCTCAAAACAATTGAGTATGAGATTGGGCGTCTGCCAATTGGTAATCGAGCATATGTGTCTGCTTGGCTTAATGGAACGCTTGGTCACCATGCTGACGCGGTACGTTTGTTTAAGGACGCTATGAGCTCTGATCACTCTGTTGCTCATAATTACCTGGCTTACTTATCTCGTTCTGCCCATAACCTTGAGCATCGCATGGAACTGTTTCGTATGGTTGAACAATTCCCATCAGATGATATGCGACTTGTTGCTAGAAATGCAGCTTTTGGCATCGGCAACGAGAAACTGGTTAAAAAGTTTTCCCTCAAAATGGCAGCTCTTCGGGACGGTCAGGAGCGTGAAGACATAATCAATCAGGGAAATTATATGGTTGAACGTATCATCGAGTTTAAAAAGGCTACCAATCTCTCTTCCAAAGATATTGAGATTCTCTGTGATCGCGCTGAAGCAATTGCAAACAAACATGGAATCAACTGTTCCGGCGTGAGTTTTTACATGGGGGGAGATGACGACAATGCATACATCCTCAGAGCGCAAACTGATGATCCTAAAGTTTTAGCCGAAATGAACATGGAACTGCTTGCTCTGTTATGTGACGATAGTTATCGCGGTAGTCCCTTCACTTCTTGGTTCCAGAGTGACGAAAAAAGAGGGATTTACTGATGAGCGTTACTGGTAAGGACTTTATTGAATTTGCTGGGAAATGTATTTCCCATAACGACGAAATCGGTTATCGGAATGCCATTGGTCGAGCTTACTATGGCGTTTATCATGAAACGCTTGAAAAGCTCGAAAAGTGTCCTGAAAAGGCTTCGCACCAGGCAGTTCGCGACTACCTTACGAATGACGCATGGTTAACCGGCAATGAACCATTCGAAAAAATGAAACTCATTTCTATTGGGACTATGTTGAGACATCTACATACTCGCCGGAAATGGGCAGATTATGAACTTGACAGGACTATGAGCAAGACTGACGCTGAAGCGATATTAATCATGGCAAATAAAGCCATAGATACCCTCCAGCAAATGCACGATGAAGTTTACCCCTCATCTGCAGCATAGCTAACCTTCAATAAAAACCTCGCTACGGCGGGGTTTTTTCGCTTCTGAGGCCACCGTTTGGTGGCCTTTTCTATTTCAGACTCTCGGACCCCCATCACTCGTTTTGACGTTAATTTATCCGGAGAGCCTGAACCCTAACAACACAGCACCCGCTAACAGCGAGGTGAGAGAAATGTCCCGTATGAGCAAACTTGTCACCGGAGTCGCCCTCGGCACCTCAGGAGGAACCATCCTGAACGGCGTCCTCACAAAACTGAGCCCTGACGAATGGAGCGCCATCGGCGTACTGGCTGGTATTGCCGGAATAATCGTTACAGGGCTCATTAACTGGTACTTCAAACGTAAGGTCGCCAATGCGCAGGTTAAGGCGCTTGAGAAGTATGGCCCAACAGTCAAAGTCGGAGATGAATAAATGCCAATGACCAGTAGCCTGCGTAACAAACTCATCGCCGCTGCTGGTGGCGGTGCAATGCTGATCGCCTCGCTGTTTCTCGGCGGGAAGGATGGTGTGGAAGGACGGAAGTACGAAGCATATAAAGACGTCGCCGGGGTGTGGACTGTCTGCGACGGCCATACGGGCCGGGATATCGTGAGAGGGAAGAAGTATACCGATCGCGAATGTGACCAGCTGCTATGGAAAGACCTCCAGCCAGCCAAGCGTACGGTAGACAATCTGGTAAAAGTGCCGCTGGGCGAATATCAGCGCGCCGCGCTTTACAGCTTTGTCTTTAACGTTGGTTCTGATGCGTTCTCGAAGTCCACTCTGCTGCGTAAGCTGAACAAAGGTGATCACGACGGCGCGTGTGAAGAGATGCGGCGCTGGGTTTACGCTGGTGGCATGAAATGGAAAGGCTTACAGAACCGGCGAGAGATGGAACGATCGATGTGCCTGGCGGAGAGCAGCAATGACCTTTGACCTGAAGCATTTGCTTTTGCTGGTGGTGCTGATGGTATTAGGCGGGCTCGTGTTCTGGTACCAGGGCGAAGCAGAAGATGAAAAGCAACGCGCCGACGCTGCCGAACGCAATCTGAAGCTGGCGAACGACACGATCACCGACATGCAAGCGCGTCAGCGTGATGTTGCTGCACTGGATGCCAAATACACAGGAGAACTCGCAGATGCGAAAAAGCAGCTTGATGATCTGCAGCGTTGCGTTAGCACTGGTAAATGTGGGTTGCGCATCAACGCAAAATGCCCCGAGAACGGAACGCCCGGCACCTCCGGCATGGATGATGGCACCGCCCCTCGACTTACTGACTCCGCTGAACGGGATTATTTCACCCTCAGGGAGCGAATCGAAACCGTCAACAAGCAACTAAGCGGCCTGCAGGCGTATGTGCGTGAGCAGTGCCTTGAATAGAACCTCATACTGGGGTTCTTGTACAGTCTTTCCATGGGATTCACCCTTACAAAAACATGGGGCATAGAAGGACTAGTTGTAGCCTGAAATCAACTAAATCTAAGGATAACTATTCAAAAAGTGGATGCTTCTAGTATAATCAAACGATTCTTATCATAAAATCTCGAGATTTTATATGTCCCAAGCAAAAGAAATCAAAGAAGCAATAGCTCATTTAAAAAAATACCGTGCTGTTGCTTCGGATTCCAACTCTACGCATCTTGAATTTCTTGCAAAAATAATTCGGGTTGCAAATGAAGCTAAAGAAAAACCTGAAACTGATCGCACTAAAGAAGAAAAATTTATTTATGAAACTTTTTTTATCCTTGCAGATGAAATTGATAAGTCTTTAAAAGCAATAGATGAATATAATAAATCTTTAGAATCTTATTCAAAAGGATACAAAATACTCTCGAATTTAGTAGGGGGTAATGCAAATGACAATGGATGAGATTAACAAGTATCTAAATAAGATTGATACTGTTGAAAATGAAACTAATAAAGTTGAACAAGGCGTCGATGCCTTAGAGTCCAGCTCAGAAAATACAAAGGTGCGTGACGGTAAAACTAGAAGCACGCTAACCCTTACATTTATGATAGGATTTTTTGGTATTTTGATTTTCTCATGCCTGTTTGTTCTTGCATATAATTGGGCTGCAGTCTATTGGGCAATTCACCTTGCTCAAGCAAATTTAGATAAAGATACTATAGGTGTGAAACTGCTTGAGGTTGATAAAATTCTATCGATTATGATTGGTGCTTTAGGTACCTCTTTAGGCTTCATAATTGGTTATTACTTCAAAGAAAAGCATTCTTGAAATAATTAGCAATAGCGGTTGAAAATTATTCAAGCTTAGCATCATTATTGTTAATTATGAAAGCCGCCTTCGGGCGGTTTTTTATTTGCATTATCTTGGGTAGGTCTATCGTAATGCCTGTAGGGGATAAATGGTATTTATGCCCTTTAGGGGGTAAACACCCTTTACACTATTGCTGAGCTTATTCGAAGTAGTTCGTTCAGTCTAAGTTCAGGTGATTTACAGCATTATCAGGATTAAAGCCATGGCCTCAAATTCACCTTGGCACCACCTCTATAACACTAAGCGCTGGTATAGACTCCGCTATCACCAGCTTCAAAAACAACCCCTGTGCGAATTTCATCTCAAACGAAACCAGGTGATAGCCGCATCTATCGTCGACCACATCACCCCGCACAAGGGCGATGAGACACTCTTCCATGACCCAGGTAATTTGCAAAGTTTATGCAAACGCTGCCACGACTCCGTTAAGCAACGCATGGAGAGGGGCGGCACGGTAACCGAGTTTGACAATGATGGCCGGGTTATCTGGTAACAGGAGCACGCAATGCAAGACCTGAAGATTGAATACCGCGATGGCAAGCTGGTGGAGCTGAGCATTGATGGTGTGAGCTTTAAAACCGTCACCGCGATCACCTTCAACCATGAAGTCGGCGAGACGCTGCCAACCATCAGCCTGACCTTCCCGCTTGGTGTCGGTGAACGGCTGGCACCCAACAGCCTCTCCCGCAAAAATCTGCAGATCATTGAAAAATGAGATTCATTCTCACATCGGTGATGTGGCAGCAGGGGAGGGAGGGTAAAACCCTGGCGATAACCTTTTAAAGACCGCGCTCCCAGTTTCATTTTTAAAAACGTCCAGAAAAAAAGGAAAAATGCGATGGCACAGCGAGGCAGAAAATCTCTTGCCGCAACGTCGGCTGTCTCGCTTCCGGCTCTGGCTGAAAGCAGGCTTCAGCCGTCGTTACACCTGAGCGATCCGGAGATCAACGTCTGGGTCCGGCTGGTCAATGACAACCCGGCCAGCTCATTCACCGAAACGCACCGCGACATGCTGGAAATGTACTGCCGCCATGTGGTGCAGGCGCGACTGTTAACCACCCAGATTGAAGAGTTCGAGCTGGAGTGGCTGGCCCGTGATGATGGCCTGAAGCGTTACGACAAATTGCTCACGATGCGCGAGCGTGAAGTGCGCTCTGCGTCCTCACTGGCGACACGCCTTCGAATCACCCGCCAGGCGACTGCCGATCCTAAAACTGTTGGCCGCGCAAATAACAATCTGCCACGGGAGAGAAAACCCTGGGAAATTGAATAAGGCTCTTTGATGGCTAAAAAAACTCTGACAAGAGCCGAGAGGAATATCCTCTGGTGCGAAAGAAATATCGTTATTCCTGAAGGTAAGTTCGTCGGCCAGCCTCTGAAAATGGCTGAGTTCATGAAGGACGACTTCAGGGCTATCTTTGACAACAAGCATGGTACACGTCGCGCAATCATCAGCCGCGGGCGCAAAAACGCCAAAACTGTGGAAACCGCCATGCTGATGCTGCTCTACCTGGTGGGGCCGGAGGCGGCGCCGAACTCGCAGCTGTATTCTGCCGCGCGCTCGCGTGACCAGGCGGCCATTCTGTTTAACCTGGCCTCCAAGATGTGCCGGATGAACCCGGTGCTAATGCAGTATGTGGCGATCAAGGATTCGGCGAAAGAAATTCACTGCCCTGAGCTGGGCTCTTATTACCGCGCACTGAGCGCAGAGGCCACCACGGCCTACGGTTTCTCGCCGCGATTTGTCGCTCACGATGAGCTGGGCCAGGTGCGCGGGCCGCGTGACCCGCTTTATGAAGCTCTGGAAACCGCCACCGCTGCTCAGGATAACCCTATCTCGGTAATCATCAGCACCCAGGCACCCGATGCGAGCGACCTGCTCAGCCTGCTGATTGATGATGGCCTGACCGGTGCAGATCCGCGCACGGTGGTACGGCTCCAGACCGCGCCGGAAGATATCGATCCTTTCTCTGTTGAAGCCATCAGGCTGGCTAACCCGGCCTTCGATGTGTTCATGAACCAGAAAGAAGTGCTGGATATGGCCGCCAGCGCGAAGCGCCTCCCGTCGCGCCAGGCCGAGTTTGAGAACCTGGTGCTTAACCGTCGCGTCGAGGCTAAAAGCCCGTTCGTCAGCCAGACCGTCTGGCACATGAACAAAGAGGAGCCCTGCGAACTGGCGGGCGCTACCGTCTGGGGCGGGCTGGACCTTTCAAGCGTGTCGGACCTGACTGCACTTGTGCTCAACACTACGCAGGGCGATGTGCACTGTAAATTCTGGCTACCTGAAGAAGGGCTGGCGGATAAGGCGCGTAACGATCGCGTGCCTTATGACATCTGGGCGAAGCAGGGCTGGCTGAACACAACGCCTGGCAAAGCCATTGAATATGCCTTTATTGCCCGCGAGCTGCGGCGCGTTTTTGATATCTGTAACGTCAGGGCGCTGGCGTTCGACCGCTACAACATGCGCTTCCTTCGTCCGCACCTCATCGACGCCGGTTTCACTGAGGCGGAGCTCGAGCGGTTCGTGGAGTTCGGCCAGGGCTTTGTCTCCATGTCGCCTGCGCTCAGGGAGCTGGAAGCCAAACTGCTCGGCGCGCAGCTGAAGCACGGCAACCATCCGATCCTAGAAATGTGCGCCAAAAACGCCACGGTAATCACCGACCCCGCCGGTAACCGCAAGTTTGTGAAAGGCAAATCCAGCGGCCGTATCGACGGAATGGTAGCGCTGGCGATGTCTATCGGCGCGCAGACCAGTGATGAGGTGGAAGATCCGGGCGATGTTAACGATTTCATTTACAACTTTTTGAGCGTTTAAAAATGGCAGATACCGATTACAGCATTGACCTGCGAACGCGATCGCCATTCTGGGCGCGCATGGCCTCTATTCTGACCGGTGGCCGCCTGGTCACGCCGGATAATGGCTCGCAGATGGCGGGCACATCAGCTCACGGCACCGTCGGCGAATCGGTGGTGAGCGATGAGCGCAACATGTCGATCAGCACCGTATGGGCCTGTATCCGTCTCATCTCTACCGTAACAGCCTCGTTACCACTGGATGTTTTTGAAACCATCGATGATCAGCGAAAGAAAGTCGGCAACCAGAACCCGCTGGCGAAGCTTCTTCGCTTCCGGCCCAACAACTTCATGACCGCGCTGGAGTTTCGCGAGGCGATGACAATGCAGCTCTGCGCCTACGGCAATGCCTACGCGCATGTGGAGCGAAACAGTGTCGGCGATGTCATCAGCCTGCTTCCGCTGATGAGCGCGAATATGGATGTCCGGCTTGATGGAAAGAATGTCATCTACCGGTACCGGCGCGACAGCGAGTATGTGGACTTTAAACAAAAAGAGATCTTCCACCTGAAAGGCTTCGGCTTTAACGGGCTGGTCGGGTTGTCGCCGCTGGCGTTCAGCGCCAAATCTGCGGGCGTGGCGATTGCTATGGAAGATAACCAGCGGGAGTTTTTCGCCAACGGCGCGAAGTCTCCGCAGATCCTGATGACTGACGGTAAGGTGCTGACTAAAGAGCAGCGCGGGCAGCTGGAGGAAAACTTTAAGGAGATTGCCGGGGGCCCGGTGAGAAAACGCCTCTGGATCCTGGAGAGCGGGTTCACCACGCAGCCTATCGGCATCTCGCCGCAGGACGCACAGATGCTTGAGGCCCGTAAGTTTCAGGTGGCAGAGCTGGCGCGCTTTTATGGTGTTCCGCCGCACCTGGTTGGTGATGTTGAAAAAACTACTTCATGGGGCAGCGGCATTGAACAGCAGAACCTCGGCTTTCTCCAGTACACCCTGAAGCCCTATCTCGATCGCTGGGAGTACAGCATAGAGCGCTGGCTGGTAAAAGAATCCGATCAGGGAAGGCTGCACGCCGAGCATAACCTTGATGGCCTGCTTCGTGGTGACTCAGCGAGTCGCGCTACCTTCATGCAAACCATGGTTAATACAGGGATCCGTACCGTTAACGAAGTGCGGCGACTGGATAATCTTCCGCCTTTGCCTGGCGGTGATGTGGCGACGCGCCAGTCGCAGAACGTACCCATTACCGACCTCGGAACAAACAAAGAGCCCCGCAATGACGGGGCTTAATTTTTATGGGGGCCACGATGCCTGATATTCACAAGACGCTGGCGTTCGATCAGACCGAAATCAAGTTCACCGGCGACGGCAGCAAGGGAACGTTTGAAGGGTATGCCTCGGTTTTCAATAACACCGATGCCGATGGCGACATTATTTTGCCCGGCGCTTTCGCAGGTGTGGTGGCTAACCAGAGCCGCAAGGTGGCGATGTTCTTCAACCACCAGACGCGAGCCATCCCGGTTGGCAAATGGGATGCCATGCACGAAGACGAGAAGGGGCTTTATGTCCGCGGGCAGCTCACACCCGGATTGAGCCTGGCCGAGGATCTGAAGGCCGCCATGCAGCATGGCACGGTTGAAGGTATGTCGGTGGGTTTTTCAGTTGGCCCTGACGATTACACCGTCGGCACGTCCGGCCTCATTTTTAAAAACATTTCTTACCTGCGGGAAATCAGTGTCTGCACTTTCCCGGCCAACGAGCTGGCGGGCGTAACCGCCATGAAGAGTATCGACGGCATTAAAACCATTCGTGACGCGGAGGCCTGGCTGAGGGATTCAGTCGGCCTTACGCGCACTGAAGCGCAGGCGTTTATCGCCCGCGTGAAGTCCGCAGGCCGAAGCGAGTTCGGCGGCGGCGACATTGACGCGCTGGCACAGCGCATAACTTCCTTTGCCGCTAACCTGCGGAATCCTTAACGGAGCAAAACATGTCTGAATTAGCAACCCTGGAAAAAGCGATCGAGAACTCCCAGAAAGAAGTGAAGGAGCTTATCGAGGAACAGCGTAAATCCATCAACCAGAACGGCGAAATCAACAAGCAGCTGCAGACCGACCTGGCTAAAGCCCAGGATGAACTGAAAACTACCGGCACCCGCCTGTTCGATCTCGAACAGAAGCTGGCTGGCAACTCGCCTGAACAGACCGCCCAGAAGTCCTTTGCAGAACGCGTGTCCGAAGACCTGATGAAAGGCTGGGACGGATCGCGCACCAAAGCGAAAGTGACCAGCTTCGACAAAGCGATCGGCTCTGGCGCGAACTCCGCCGGCGCACTGGTTCTGCCGCAGCAGCAACCGGGAATCCTGATGCCGGGCCTGCGTCGCCTGACCGTTCGTGACCTGCTGGCGCAGGGGCGCATCACCAGTAACGCGCTGGAATATGTGCGTGAAAATGTATTCACCAACGCCGCGGCGCCAGTGGCGGAAGGCACCCTCAAGCCTGAAAGTAACATCACCTTCACCAAAGAAACGGCGAACGTGAAAACCATCGCTCACTGGATCCAGGCGTCGCGCCAGATCATGGACGATGCCCCGGCGCTGCAGTCCTACATCAACTCCCGGATGATGTATGGTCTGGCGCTGGTGGAAGAGAACCAGATGCTGAATGGTGATGGCACCGGCGACAACCTGCAGGGGCTGAACGTGGTGGCGACCGACTACGAAACCGCACTCAACGCGACCGGAGATACCGGTGCCGATGTTCTGGCGCATGCCATCTATCAGGTGTCGCTGAGTGAGTTTGAAGCCGATGGCATCATTCTCAACCCGGCGGACTGGCACCGCATCGCGCTGCTGAAAGACGCCAATGGCAATTACATCATGGGCGGCCCGCAGGCGTTTGCCTCCAAAGTGCTCTGGGGTCTGCCAGTGGTGTCAACCACGGCGCAGACGGCGGGTAAATTCACCGTTGGCGCGTTTGGCCTGGCATCTCAGGTGTGGGACCGCATGGATGCCACTATCGAGATCAGTAACCAGGATCGCGACAACTTCGTTAAAAACATGCTGACCATTCTGTGCGAAGAGCGCCTGGCGCTGGCGCACTACCGTCCTGCAGCTATCGTCACTGGCGATGTTGCGGTTTCCTCCGGCGAATAACAGAAGGGCGCGGTCAGTAATGGCCGCGTTTAATGTATGAAAATTAAAGCTCTCCGTATGTTCTCGCATTATCACCTGGGCACGGTATCCCAAGGCGAAACCCGCGTGGTGAAGAAAGAAATCGGCGAAGCGCTGGTCAAACTGCACCTGGCCGAAGAGGTTGAGCCCGAAAAGGCGAAAACCTCCGATCCTGAGCCGCCTGCAAAAGCCAAAACCGGAGGTAAAGGTGGAAATAAGCGCGGAGCAGATGGCGCTGATAAAGACGCATCTGAGGGTTGATAGCGACGCCGAAGATTCGCTCATCGCAGCCTACACATCAGCGGCCGTCGATTATGTTGAGCAGTTCTGCGACGGCGCGCTGGTGGAAACATTAACACCGCCGGTGGAAGGGAAGACTCCGCCCCGTGAGGTTCTTTTTACTTCCGGTATCTGGGCGGCAATGCTTTTGCTGATTGGCCACTGGTATGCGAACCGCGAAGCAGCAGCGCAGAACCTCACGGAAATGCCGTTAGGTGTTGAGGCGCTGCTGATACGGCACCGGAGGTGGCACTGATGGCCTGTTCCGGATGTGCCGCGCGCCGTGAGTGGCTTAAAAAATGGATGGCTATCGCCTATGAAAGAGCAACAGGTAAGCGCGTTACTGGCGGCGCTGGAGGCACAAACGAAAGCGCAGCTGGCGCAGACCGCCGCGATAAACCGGCTGGCGGAATCAAATGAAGCCCTGGTCGCCGTGATCTACCAGTCCGTGGTCGATGATGTCAGCGATGACGGCTTATCGCCGCAGACCTATCTGAGTGGTAAACCCAGGGGATAAACATGCAGGCAGGCAAACTGAATAAGCGTGTGATACTGCAGAAGCCTGTTAAAACGCAGAGCCCGGCCACTGGCGCGATCGTTAATGGCTGGGCTGATGTGGCTGAACTGTGGGCGAACGTCACCGATCTTTCTGCTCGCGACTTTGTGGCCGCGCAGGCCGGACAGAATGAAGTCACGACACGCATCACAATACGCTGGCGCGGGGATGTTACGGACAAGCACCGCATCTTATACAGCGGGCGTGTGTATGACATTGCCGGCGTGCTGGAGGATGACAAAAGCGGGCGGGAATATCTCACTTTGCCATGTGCCCGGGGGGTAAACGATGGCTGATGGTATCAATGTTCAGATCACCGGCATTGAGTCGCTGAAGCAGAAGCTCAACGAGGTGAACGACGATCTTAAGCGAAAGGGCGGCCGTGCGGCGCTGCGCAAAGCAGGTAACGTCATTGTGAACCAGATTAAGGCCAATGCCCTGCGTCTGGACGATCCGCAGACGGCCCGCAGTATTGCTGATAATGCGGCGCAGCGCTGGAACGGAAGGCTGTTTAAGCAAACCGGTAATCTCGGCTTCCGGATCGGCATTCTGCAGGGGGCGAAGCTTAAAAAAGATCCCAGCCTTGCCGCGGATGCGCCCACCCCGCACTGGCGACTGCTCGAGTTTGGTACGGAAAAAATGGCGCCGAAACCTCTTGTGCGCGCAGCGGCAACCTCCCGCGTTCAGGAGGTGATCACCACGTTCACCACTGAGTATGAAAAAAGCATCGACCGGGCGCTGCGGCGCGCACAACGAAAAGGAGGCGGAACGTGATTGCCCCCCTGTTTTCCGTCTGCGCGGCCAGTCCCGCAGTGCGGGCGCTGATTGGCGATTCGCCCGTGCGGCTTTACCCGTTCGGGCAACAGGACGATAACGTGATTTACCCCTATGTCGTCTGGCAGAACGTGAACGGCGCACCTGAGAACTATCTCGGACAGCGCCCGGATGCAGATACCTGGTCCCTACAGGTTGATGCCTGGGCGGATACTCCGGATGAGGTGATCGCGGTGGCCGCCGCGCTGCGCGATGCCATTGAGCCCCACGCACATATAACCCGTTGGGGCGGACAGGAACGAAACCCCGAAACAAAGCGCTATCGCTATTCCTTCGATGTTAACTGGATAGTGAAGCGATAACCCCTCAATACACCGGCCCGGCGCCGGTTTTTTTATGCACGGAGAAAACCATGTCTGTACTGACGCAAGGTACTCAGTTTTTTGTGCTCGCCCAGGGCGCGGTAAGTGAAATCGAATGTATCACCAGTTTTTCACCCGGTGGCAACCCGGCAGATCAGATTGAAGATACCTGTCTTTCTGAGAGAAACAGCCGCACCTATAAGGTTGGTCTGCGTACCCCCGGGCAGGCGACGGTGGGCCTGAACGCTGACCCGGAAAACGCCAGTCACGTGATGCTGCACAACCTGGCGAACTCTGACGACCACGAAGAGCTGACATTTGCGGTGGGCTGGTCTGACGGCACTGCATCACCGACGGCGGCGGCGCAGGGCGCGGCCGGAGCCGTTGACGGCCTGACGCTACCGGACAGCCGCACTTGGTTCATTTTTCGCGGTTATGTCTCTGACTTCCCCTTTGACTTCTCTGCCAACACGGTGGTGACCACTTCGGCAACTATCCAGCGTTCTGGCGGTTCGGTCTGGGTACCTAAGGCGGGTGACTGATGAAACTGACACTCGATGCATTGAAACAGGCAGGGGCATTCACGGGGCGCCCGGTTGAAAAGCCAATCACCTGGCGCCAGGGTGAGGAGGAATTTAAGGCCACTGTCTTTATCCGCCCGCTGGGCTACCACTCGGCCATGACGGACGTGATGGCCGCGAATGGCCGTGTGGATGGTGTGGCGGGCCGGATCGCTGCGTCTGTCTGCGACGAGAATGGCAAGCCCGTGTTCACGCCTGCAGACATTACCGGTGAGGCTGATCCGGAGCGCGGCGCGCTGGACGGCGCTCTGACCATCGCCCTGCTGGTGGCGATCCAGGAGGTTAACGATCTGGGAAAGATGAGCTCAGCGCCAACGATGAATTCTGGTGCGAGCTCGTCCTCAATGGTATCGGCGGACAAACCATAGCGGAGGCACAGGAAAAACTGAGCTTCAGGGAGTTCCAGATCTGGGTGAAGTATCGCGAACGTTACGGGAGCCTGAATCCAATGTTGCGCACGGAATGGGCCGCCGGGATGATCTCCAGCACTATCGCCAACGTGAACCGTGGCAAAGACACAGCGCCTTTCAGCGTCACTGATTTCACCCTTCACTTCACCAAAACAACGACCACCACAGACCCCGTCACGCTTGATGAGGCTAAGCGGACCTGGTCGTAAACACTCACGGAGACGGTATGGCAGCCAGATCGCTTGGAACCCTGACCATTGACCTGATTGCCAATATCGGTGGCTTTGCGGCGGGCCTTAACCGGGCTGAGCGGCAGTCTCAAAAATGGCGCCGGCAGGTACAGGAAGATGTCCGTCTTGCCGGCGCCGCACTGGGGTCGATGGCAACTATCGCGACAGCGGCAGCGGTATCTGCAGGCGTGGCAGGGATCAACCTGTTAAAAACCACATCAAAGCAGATCGCTGAAACTGACAGGCTCGCCAAATCCCTGCGTATGTCCACACAGGACTTACTGGGCTGGCAGTTCGCCTCGCAAAAAGCTGGCGTGTCAGGCGAGCAGATGGCCGATATCTTCAAAGATATCGGCGACAAGATTGGTGATGCGGTCCTTAACCAGTCGGGTGAGGCCGTCGATGCGCTGAATGCTCTCGGCCTGTCAGCGAAGAAGTTGTCCACGGAAACGCCCGACAGACAACTGCTGGCAATCGCCGGGGCGTTGGAAAAGGTTGGCACCAACGCTGAAAAGATCACGATACTCGAAAGCCTGGGTAATGACCTTTCAAAACTGCTGCCGCTTTTTGATAACAACAGCCAGAAGCTCCAGCAGTTCCTGAAGCTTTCGCGCGAATACGGCGTTGCGCCGGATCCGCAGTCCATCGATGACCTGGTCAAAGTAAACTCCCTTTTTGAGGATATGGAGACCCAGGCGCAGGGGTTAAAAATCGAAATAGCAACCGGTCTGGCGCGTGTGGACCTTTCACCGTTACAGGCCGGACTGAGTGATTTGCGGGCAGTATTCACCGATCCTAAAGTCCTGCAGGGCCTAGCTGATATGGTAGGAGGAATTGCTTCCCTTGTCGGCTGGCTGGGCAAAGCCGCGTCATCGCTGGGTAGCCTTATTGACAATTATCAGGGCGGGCAAAAATTATCCGCGAACGCCTCGTTGTTTGAAGTTGAACGGCGGATCAGAAACCTTGAAGCCGATTTGAATGACGAAGGTTTCCTGGCGGGTGTTAATCGCCTCGGCATGGATACGGAAGGAAAGCAGAAGGAGCTGAACGAACTACTGGCGCAGCGTACGCGCCTAAAGTCGATTGCTGCAGCGGCGCCTGTTATTTCCTCCGCAACATCTCCTGTTACCGCCTCAGGTAATTACACCCTCGCTCCAGGCGAGTCCAACGGAAAAGTGACCCCTGACACTGGTGCCAAAAAGCTGGAAAGTGCTTTCAAATCCATGGAACTGGGCTACCTGCGCCAGATTGCACTGATCGACACCACCGGCCAGAAAACAGCAGAGGTGACCGAGCAGCAGAAACTTCAGTTTGATCTGGCGGAGGGAAAGCTCACCGATATTAACGACGCCCAAAAAGTCCGGCTGCAGCAGCTGGCTCAGGAAGTGGACCGTCTGAATCAGCTTAAAAAAGCGAATGAAGAAAACGCGAAAGTGGCGGCGTTCATCGCAGGCCTGCAGGCGCAGAACGATAATGCCCGCGCGGATTTTAGCGTGGATGTTCAGGGAGCCGGGCTCGGCAATAAGCAGCGTGAGCGGCTGAGGGAACGGCTGGGCATTGAGCGTGAATACCTCGACCAGCAACGTGATCTGCAAAAGCAGTATCAGGCCGGTGATATCAGCCAGACAGTTTATGACCGTGAAACCCAGGCTTTAAAAGATGCCCAGGCTCAAAGGCTGGAAATTCAGGAGGATTATTACAGTCAGATTGATGCGCTGCAGGCTGACTGGGTAACCGGTGCGCGGGACGGGCTTGCTGACTGGGTGGATGATTCCACTAACTATGCAACGCTGGCGGCCGATGCGATGCAAAGCGCGCTATCAGGTATCAGCAGCAACATCGTTGACATGCTCAACGGCAACAAAGCGAGCTGGAAAGACTGGGGCATCAGCGTCATGAAAGTCATTGAACAGGTAATGGTGAACATGATGATCGCCAACGCGGCCAGCTCCATCGGTTCGCTGTTTGGCGGCGCTGCCTCGTCTTCCGCAAGCAGCGGCACTGCGCTTCAGTCATACGGGGCAAACCTGCAGTTCAACGCCAAAGGTGGTGTTTACTCTTCAGCAGATCTCAGCCAGTACAGTAACTCTGTCGTAAGTTCCCCCACAATGTTTGCGTTCGCCAAAGGTGCCGGACTGATGGGGGAGGCCGGTCCGGAAGCCATCATGCCACTTACACGCGCAGCCGATGGTTCCCTGGGGGTACGTGCTCTGGGAAATGGCGGAGTTACGCCGGGCGGCGGTGGCGCGCCGCAGGTCAACATCCATATTGATGGCAACGGAAACACCCAGACCCAGGCGAGCGGGGGTTATGAGCAGTTCGGGAAAGAAGTGGGAAATTATGTTGATCGGCGTTACCGCGAGCTGATGAGTCGTGATATGTCGCCCGGCGGCGCGCTGTGGAATCTGGCAAAAGGAGGCCGATAATGGCTCTTGAAACATTCAACTGGTGCCCGCGCATCAATGCGGAGCAGGAGGTGAGCTTCCGCCGGCGAACCGCGCAGTTCGGTGACGGGTACCAGCAGGTATCCGCTGACGGGATTAATCCCCGCTCGCAAAAGTGGAGTCTCCAGTTCACCGGTACCGAAGCGTATATCGGGGCGATTAAAGACTTTCTCGATCGCCACCAGGGCGTAAAGGCTTTTCAGTGGCGCCCGCCGCTTGAGCCTCTGGGGCTATATCGTTGCGACACCTATACGCCGACTCCGATTGGCGCCGGGCTCTTCAACCTTTCCGCAACGTTTGAACAGGCATTTAAACCATGAGCCTAAACACAGATTATCAAAAGCTCGAGCCTGGCGATGAAGTCAGGTTGTTTGAAGTCGATGGCACAGCATTTGGTACAGGTGAGGTGTTGCGCTTTCATAGCTACAGCCTCGCATACACAGAAGCAGAAATAACCGCTGCCGGCGGGAATGAGAATAAGCTGTCGGCAAAATCAATCTGGTGGCAGGGGCAGGAATATAAAGCGTGGCCCTGTCAGATTGAGGGGATCGAAGCTTCTACCAGTGGAAGCAGCGCACAACCCAAATTATCGGTAGCTAACCTTGACAGCTCCATCACAGCGCTGTGCCTGGCTTATGACGATATGCTGCAGGCGAAGGTGAGTATCCACGATACGCTGGGTAAATATCTCGATGCGAGAAACTTTACTGGCGGTAACCCGACGGCAGATCCAACACAGGAAAAGCTGAAGGTTTTCTATATTGATGCAAAAAGCAGTGAAACCAACGAGGTGGTTGAATTCGCGCTTTCCAGCCCGATGGATCTGCAGGGGCTGATGATACCGACGCGCCAGCTCCATTCTCTTTGCACCTGGTGCATTCGTAATAAATACCGTACTGGTGATGGTTGCGATTACGCCGGGTCCCGCTATTTCGATAAAAACAACAATCCGGTCAGTGATCCTTCTCTGGACGAATGCAACGGCACTCTTTCTGCCTGCAAACTTCGGTTCGGTGAAAATAACGAACTCTCATTCGGCGGTTTCCCGGGCACCTCATTGATCAGGAGTTAACATGCGTAAAAAGACTGTCACGGCCATCATGGCGCACGCTGCGGAAGAATATCCGCGCGAGTGCTGCGGCGTGGTAGCGCAGAAGAGCAGGGTAGAGCGATATTTTCCCTGCCGTAATCTGGCCACGGCTCCAGAGGACAATTTTGTCCTTTGCCCGGAAGACTACGCCACCGCCGAAGAATGGGGACCGGTAACCGCCATCGTTCACAGCCACCCCGATGCAACCACCCAGCCTAGCGAAACGGATAAGGCACAGTGTGATCTCAACGGGCTACCCTGGCACATCGTCAGCTGGCCGGAAGGTGACTTACGTACCATCTTACCGCGGGGAGAGATCCCCCTCATCGAGCGGCCTTTCGTCCTGGGCGTGTACGATTGCTGGGGGCTGGTGATGAGCTATTTCCGGCAGACGCACGGCATCGAGCTGCATGACTACAGGGTGAATTATCCCTGGTGGGAGGACGAGTACGCGGATAACTTCTACCAGGAATGCTGGTATGAATGCGGGTTCCGGGAATTCGACGGCGCGCCGCAGCCTGGCGATATGGTGATCATGCAGGTACAGTCGAATAAGTGGAATCACGCGGGGATTCTGCTGGAAGGTAATATGCTATTGCACCATTTGTATGGACACCTGAGCCAGCGAGTACCGTATGGTGGATACTGGCAGGACAGAACGATGAAGGTTCTACGCTACAAATCTCTGTGCTAATCTTTCTGAAATTATTTAAGGGAATAGCATATGAAAAAAGTTTTCATCTCTCTATTGGTTGTTGGTCTATTCGGGTGCTCTACTGAGCCAGTATCTCCAAAAGATGCTAAACCAGTTCCGCCAGCAATAAAATATCAAAAAAAGGAAGGTTTTCTACCAATTACCATTATCAGGGATAAGGGAGTCATAGGGGTTGCCTGCGAGATTACTGTTTATATTAATGGTGAGCAAATTGCTAATCTTAATCGCGCAGAAAAGGTCACACCTTATGTTTCACCTGGTCAAATTATACTTGGTGCTGGTTTTAATGGGGCTGGTCTCTGTAGTGGGCCGGTGAGAAAAGAAAGAGTCTTTACGATAAATAACAATGACCATATGGTTTTCCGTATATTTATGGATCAGGATGCCAACATAGATATACTCCCCTCCACCATAAAGTAAATAAGCCGCCGAGTAGGCGGTTTTTTTATGAGGTTAAAATGAAAGAAGAAATGATTCAGATAGAGCTCAGCGGTGAGCCAGGTAAGATTTTTGGAAAGACCCATCATCGCCTTATTAGTAAAATATCTGAAGCTGGAACAGCTCTTGCCAAAACCATTCCGGGGTATGAAAGCTATATGATAAACAGTAAACGTCGAGGTTTGACATTTGCTGTTTTTAAAGGAAAGAAAAATATAGGAGTAGATGACCTAGGTTTCCCCGTAACAGGTGAAGTGATCAGGATCGTACCGATAATTATCGGGAGTAAAAAAGCAGGAATGCTTCAGACGATTTTAGGTGCTGTGTTAGTTGCTGTTGGTGTAATCGCTACAGTTGGTTTCGGGCAGGCTTGGGGGGTAAAAGTAGCGTGGATGGGCGGAGCCATGATGCTGGGTGGTGTTATTCAAATGCTTTCTCCACAGCCAGCAGGGCTGGCCAGTAAACAGGATGCAGATAACCGGGCCTCTTATGCGTTCGGTGGCGTAACGAATACCGCTGCGCAGGGATATCCGGTGCCGCTGCTTTACGGTAAGCGTCGAATCGGCGGGGCGATTATTTCTGCCGGGATTTATGTCGAAGATCAACAGTAAATCAATTAACTTATTAGCTGAGAGGCAGGAGAAAACTATGACTTTAGAAAGACGAGTTGAAGCGCTGGCAACAACCGTTGCACAACAGCAGGCCACTATTGTGCAGATGCAGGCAGAGATCGCAGATATGCAGGGAACGTCAGGAACCGGTTGGCGCTTACGGGCAAAGGGGGAGGTATCTCTGGGTGATGCAGGCGCATTCGGTGGAGTGGTAACAGCGGCCCCGAATGAGGCCGCTGAAGAGGTGGTTAATGAAATCACCGAGCAAATTAAGTCTTCGAAATTATTTTCTCAACTCTCTTAAGGGTTTCATCCATGCCCTGCACGGATGCATAGATTTCACGATGGGTTTCATTCAATATTTTCATCATCACTTCCCGCACGTTGTGCTTTGGCGATAACTCATTTATGGTCTCAATTACCATTGTGAAAACCAAATGGCTGGCGTGTTTTTGAATTTCCAGCTCAAGTTTAATTTCTTCAACGGCTTTTTCCAGCTCAAACATCGAACCCATTTACTTCTCCTTTTTTCCAGAGGTAGTCAGCCATTCCACCCGCTATGAATTCGCCAGCGTCCCACCGCTGGCGGGCTGAATCCACAACATAACCAGGTATTTAGATTTGTAACATCCTGATATTCGATCAGTAGCCACCTCCGGGTGGCTTTTTTTATGGGCGCAATATGGCAACAGCAACCGCAATAAAAGGCCGCAAAGGTGGTGGCTCTAAATCCCGCACGCCTACTGAACAGCCTGATGACCTTCAGTCTGTCGCTAAGGCAAAATTATTAATCGCGCTGGGTGAGGGTGAGTTCTCAGGGCAACTGACCGGCAAGGATATTTACCTGGACGGTACCGCTATTGAGAATGCTGACGGCTCTCAAAACTTCAGCGGCGTCACCTGGGAGTTTCGTCCCGGCACTCAGGCGCAGAAATATATCCAGGGCATACCCGGCACCGAAAACGAAATCACCGTCGGTACCGAAGTATCAAGTGCCACAGCCTGGACGCGCACGTTTACCAATGCCCAGCTCTCGGCTGTTCGTCTTCGCCTGAAATGGCCCTCGCTGTTCAAACAGGAGAACGACGGCGATCTGGTCGGTAACTCTGTTAACTATGCGATTGACCTGCAGACCGACGGCGGAGCCTGGCAGACGGTGCTGAATACCAGCGTGACCGGTAAAACCACATCCGGCTATGAGCGCAGCCACCGTATCGATCTGCCTCAGGCGGGCAGCACCTGGACTATTCGCCTGCGCAAGCTGACCGCTGATGCAAACAGCGCGAAGATCGGCGACACGATGACCCTTCAGAGCCTCACTGAGGTGATCGACGCCAAACTGCGCTACCCGAACACAGCCCTGCTGTATATCGAATTCGATTCAAGCCAGTTTAACGGCTCTATCCCGCAGATCTCCTGTGAGCCGCGTGGGCGTGTGATCCGCGTACCTGATACCTACAACCCGGAAACCCGCACCTACACCGGTACCTGGACTGGTGCGTTTAAGTGGGCGTGGACCGATAACCCGGCGTGGATTTTTTACGACCTGGTTGTATCCGACCGGTTCGGCCTGGGCCACCGGCTCACGGCGGCGAATATCGACAAATGGATGCTGTACCAGGTGGCCCAGTATTGCGATCAGCCGGTACCGGACGGTAAGGGCGGTAGTGGTACCGAGCCGCGGTACATCTGCAACGTATACATTCAGGACCGGAACGACGCCTATACCGTTCTTCGTGACTTTGCGGCCATATTCCGGGGCATGACGTACTGGGGCGGCGATCAGATCGTGGCCCTGGCAGATATGCCCCGGGATGTGGATTACAGCTACACCCGCGCCAACGTCATTGAAGGCCGCTTTACCTACGCCAGCAGCACCACGAAAACGCGCTATACCACAGCGCTGGTGTCCTGGTCCGATCCCGCTAACGCCTACGCTGACGCGATGGAACCTGTGTTTGAGCAGGCGCTGGTGGCGCGCTACGGATTTAATCAGCTGGAAATGACGGCCATCGGCTGCACCCGGCAGTCAGAGGCGAACCGTAAAGGCCGCTGGGGCATTCTCACCAACAACAAGGATCGCATCGTATCGTTTGACGTTGGTCTGGATGGAAACATACCTCAGCCCGGGTACATCATCGCCGTCGCTGATGAAATGCTGTCAGGCAAGGTCACCGGCGGGCGAATCAGCGCGGTGAATGGCCGGGTGATCACACTGGACCGTGCACCGGATGCCACTGCAGGGAATCGCCTGATTCTGAACCTGCCTTCCGGGGCATCCCAGAGCCGTACCATTCAGGCGGTAAACGGCAAGGCCGTAACGGTCAGCACGGCATACAGCGAAACGCCGCAGGCCGAAAGCGTCTGGGTAGTGGAATCTGACGAACTCTACGCCCAGCAGTACCGGGTTATAAGCGTCAAAGATAATAACGATGGCACATTCTCGATTGCCGGAGCATGGCATGATCCAGACAAGTATGCCCGCATTGATACTGGCGCCATCATTGACCAGCGTCCGGTAAGCATGATCCCTCCCGGTAACCAGTTCGCTCCGGGAAACATTGTCATCAGCTCCTACTCGATGGTGAATCAGGGGATCAGCATCGAAACCATGCGCGCCAGCTGGGACCCGGCACCGAACGCCATTGCCTATGAGGCTCAGTGGCGCCGCAATGACGGAAACTGGGTAAACGTACCGCGCAGTTCCACCACCTCGTTTGAGGTGGCTGCCATTTATGCCGGTCGCTATCTGGTACGCGTCCGGGCCATCAATGCAGCTGAGATTTCCTCGAGCTGGGCCACATCGCTGGAAGTCACGTTAACAGGTAAAACAGGAGCGCCACCGGTACCCGTTAACTTTCGGACCACGCCATTACTCTGGGGTGTACAGCTGGACTGGGATTTTCCTGCAAATACAGCGGATACCCTGCAGACGGAGATTCAGTATACCACGGATGCAGCTGGCACGAATGCGATGTTGCTTACGGATGTGCCTTATCCGCAACACATGTATCAGCAGCTGGGCCTGAAAGCCGGGGTGGGATTCTGGTACCGTGCGCGCCTTATCGACCGTACCGGTAACCAGTCGGCCTGGACTGACTTCATTCAGGGCAGCAGCAGCTCGGTTGCAGCTGATTACCTGGTGGATATCGACAACCAGATCAAACAGACAGACGCGTATAAGGAACTCACCTCAGATATCGCCGATCTCAGCGACGATATTCAGTCAGCGCGCGACGACATCAGCAAAGTTACGACAGAGTCGGCGGCAACCAAAGCAGGCCTGGCACAGGAGGTCACGGACCGCAAGAAAGCCATCACCGACGAGGCAACGGCGCGCGCCCAGGCGCTGCTGACCGAGAAGAACGCGCGCGTCGCGGATATCAGCAACGTCAATCAGACGATCCAGACCACCACCGAGTCGCTGGCGCAGCAGATTGGGCAGATTTCTGCTGGCACCGGTTCGCAGTTCGACCCGGCAAAAATCTGGTACTTCGATTCGACAGTGGAGGGCTGGACCGGGAACGGGACCCCGACCATCGTTGACGGCTGGATACGCCCGGCGAACCATGCCACCGATCCGTGGGTGCAGTCTCCCGGTTCACTGGGTGTTAACTCTTCGTCCTATCGCTTCGTTAAATTGCGCATCAGGAAGTTCGGGGCGCCGGGCTGGGCGGGGCAGCTGCGGTGGCGGGGTACCGGTGGCTTCAACGACACCAACATGATCACCGTCGCTGAGCCTGCTTATGACGCGAACGGGATCGCCACGCTGGAGTTCGACAATATCCCCTGGCTGACTGAAGCCACGATGAATCAGTTCAGGCTGGATCTGTCCACCAGGCAGGATGCGACGAACTACTACCTGATTGACTGGGTGGCGCTCGGACGACCTACGCCCGGCGCGGGGATGGCGGCGCTGCAGCAGGAAACGACCGCCCGTGTCGCTGGCGACCAGGCGGAAGCCACAGCGCGCGAGACGCTGGCGGCGCAGATCCGGGGCGGTTATGCCGGTGATGATCCGTCGAAGCTGGCCTCGGGCTTGCTGTACACCGAACGCCAGGCGCGCATCACGGCGCAGGAAGCGGAGGTGACAGCCCGGACGGCGCTGGAAGTGACCGTTAACGCCAACAAAGCCAGCGTGACGCAGGAACTGGCAACGCTGACGACTGAGCAGGAGGCGCAGGCCACCACATTGTCAGGCCTGCAGACCACCGTCGGGAAAAATAGCGGCGATATCACGCGCATCGATAAAGCCGTCGCTGATAACAACAAAGCGCAGACTACCGCGCTGGCTGCGGTCAAGGCTGCCACCGACCAGAACACGGCGGACATCAGCACGGAAACTACGGCCCGCACGGATGCAGACAGCGCGCTCGGTCGTCGTATTGACAGCCTGAAAGTGGATGTGGACGGTAACACGGCCAGCCGCAACGCCGGTATTGTCGGCAACGTCACCAATGCTCTCGCCAACTTCATGGCTTTCTCTGATCAGCGCGTCACGTTTGCCGTTGGCGAAACGAAAACGATGGCCGAGATCACCGAGGCCCGGAAGACTGCCGCGGATGCAACCAGCGCTGTGGCCGAACAGGTCACGACGCTTAAGGCCACGGTTGAGCAAAACGGCCAGACCAACGCGGCTGCCATTACGCGCATTGATAAAGCCGTTACGGATCTGGAGAGCGCTACCGCGACCAGCATTGAGCAGGTCACGGCATCGATTGGGCAAACAAATGCCAATGTGCAGACGACCAGCCAGGCTGTTGCTGACATCAACGGCAAGCTGAACGCGCAATGGGGCGTTA